TGATATTCCACCAGCAGCGTGGCGGCGTGCTGCTCGTATTTTTCCTCGCCGGGATGCCCGCAGCCGGCCGCGATGATTGGGCCGATTGCATTGCCGAACCGCTCGATCAGCCGCGACCCGATATCACTACCCATGCCGCCGAGCAGTGTGGCGAGTTCGGGAAAGCGCGCCACGATCGCCGCGATGGCATCACCATGCAGGCCGCGCACGATGATCCTGTTGCCGTCGATCCTGACCACCTCGACCGCGGTCGACGGTGCGATGTCCAATAAATCTGCCATGCCGATCTCCCTCACGGTCCCGCAGGCGGTACGCCGTCGCGGATGGTCCAGACGCCGAAGTCGCCGGCCGCGCCCTTCATCACCTCGGCCTCGAGTTCGATCACCGTGAAGTCGTCGGCGTCGGTGATAAAGCTGAAATCTCCGGACGGGATGAACGAGACCGTGGCGTCGAAGTCGACCTGTTGGCCGATGTCGTTGGTGCCAACCACCTTAATGTCGCCGATGAACTCGGCCTTCGACAGGCCCGACAAGGTGACCACGTCCGGCGTCGTGGTATCCATCGTAGCAAGCGCGAACATGGCGAGGTTCTCCGCGGTGATCTCGTCGAGCGTAACTTTTATCGTCGCGCCGATCTGCGTGATGGCCGTAAAATCTTTTGTTAGGATGCCTTCACGCGACGAGCGGTGTTCCTTTTTGGTGACCGCCGGCGTGTAGATGAACTTAGGCGCGTTGCCGAGGTCAACATAGGCGGTGCCGCCGGTTTCCTTGAAACTGACGATGCCTTTGCCAATGTGATAGTTCTGAACATTCGGTGACGACGTTGGCATGGCTCATAGATCCTCTATTTTGAGTGCGTACTTGAACATGAACTCAGCGCGCAGCGCCCCCTGTAGCGAGCGGCCCCAGCCGAGGTCGGTCTGGCAGCCGAGATAGCGGATTGCGCCGTTGCCATTCCGTCCGGTCTTGACGATCTGCTCGTTGAGCACGGAGTCGGTCGTCACCCGCTTGAGCAGCTCCCGCCGCAAGGTGGTCAGATCGGAACCAACCTCGTCGGCCTGCTGTACGATGACGATTTCCGGATGCATGCGAACCATAGTCGGCCGGTTGGCGGGCCGCATCGACAAGTCGGACGCGTCATCGGTTTCCTCGTCGCCGTCGAACACCAGCGCCGCCGGCAATTGGTCTTCCGGAACCTCGATATTGTTGCGCTGGGCAAATTTAATATTCGGAATACTCGCCACCACCACGAGCAACCTGGCCAAGATGTCCTCGCGAACGTCAACCAACGGAGTCGGCTTTCAATGCGAACCGAACCTCGCCCATATCCTCGCCGTTCGGGCTGCCACGCAGTTCCCACGAACGAACGATCCAGGTCCGGCCGTTGAAGGCCAGCACCGCATCGGCATAGTCGGTGCGCGCTATGCCCTTTGCGGCGAGCTCGGGAATACGGACAAAGGCGCCAGGGCTGACGCTGCGCACGTCCGCCGGCGTGCCGCCTCCGGATGAGATCGGCAGCAGGTTGGGCCGCGTGTCGTCGATCACGGTGATCGCTACCTCGGCGCCATCGCTCCCTGCCACGATCAGCACCGCCGGCACGCCGATCACCGCATAGACCGGGTCGTATAGTAGCTCGCTGCAGTCGATGGTCATGACACCACGCCCCCAGGCACGACGATCATACATCAAAGCGCATGTAGGCACTAAGCAAGCCGGTAACGCTATCGGTTGCCGCCTGCAATGGCGCAGTGGGTGCGGCCTTACCGAGCACCTGCAGCGGATCGTAATATTGCACCATCGTGTCGCCATGCCGGACCAATCGCACGCCGCCGGTGGCGTTCAAGCGCTGCTGCATCCGCGCCGCCTGGACTAATAGCACGGTCGCCGCCTTGAGCGCCGGCGGCGCGGCATCGGGCAACTGATACCCGCCGCTATAGGTCACGGTGACCGGATCGGTCCAAGCACCTTCGATGCGCATTTTGCCGGATTGCGGCTCGACCTCGTAACTCGCCGGGTCGATGACATTGCCGCGTGGCGACTCCACCGAGACGACATCGGCCTCGGCAACCGGATAGTGCGACAGAAACAGGCGCGGGCTGTCGAATGCCGTCCCGTCGCCGCGCCAGGTCTCGGCGACCTGCTCGTAGGCGAACACGCGTTGACACATCGTCGCGATGACATCGCTGTACTGGTCGATCCACATCTGCAGTTGCGTGTCTTCGCTGGTGTTGGACGGCGGCAGGCCAAGGATGCTCTTGACTTCATCCAGCGTGACGAGCGCATAGCTGTCGGCCGGCGTCAGCACTTTGACCCAAACATCGGCCATCAGCGCGCCTCGTTGTGGAACTGTTCGAATAGCGCACGCAACTCCAGCGCCGGCGCCTTGCTGTTATCGGACATGACCGGCTGCGCCGTGTAGGTCTCGCTGTCGATGCGCCATCCGACGATGGTTGGCCCGGTGGAACCACGCTCGCCACGCGCGCCAGAAGCCCCGCCATCGCCCTTTGGTCCTGGCTTGCCGGGCTTGCCGGCCGAGGCGATTAGCTGCCAGCCATCGCCCGGGCAGGCGCCTGGCGCATCGCGGCGTGCGATGAAGCTCGAGCCACCGAGCGCGACGATGTCGAGCGCCGCATAGGTTTCGCCCTCGGCGAATGTGCCGCGCACCGTTGGCATTGCAGCATCGCGGCCGGGCCGCGCCAGGCAGATCCAATCCGCATGACTCGGCGCTTGTCCGGTATCACGGGTGGCCTGGAAGGCGCCGCCGGCATGGGCGACGACGGCGCCCGCATAGTGGACGATGCCGGGTGTCCAGTCGCGCGCCACCGGTAGCGCCCCAGGCTTGCCCTGTGGACCGGGCTCACCGTCCTTGCCGTCGATGCCGGCTCGTCCCGCCGGCCCTGCTGGTCCGGTTTTGCCGGCTTCCCCGCGCTCGCCGACCGGCCCGCGCTTGCCTTCTGGCCCAGGAATTCGCGCGAGCGCCCGCACCTCGACGAGCGCCCGCTGCGCCACCGCGAGACAGGTGCTGAGACCATCGAGCAGCGAATATCCCGGGCCAGGAATACTCATGCTGCCAACATCCATGCAACAGTGGCGGCCTCGTCGTCGTCATGTTGCCCGGAACCAATGCCCATGAGATTAGCGACCATGGCTGAACCTTTGCCGTGCGTACCGATGACTCCCGAGCCCACGGCGTCGGCTCGGAGCATCACAATCGCTGCGCCGATCCGGCCATGATTGCCGGTTGCCACCGCCTTGATTGACAACCGCGCCGCGGCAATACCGGCGGATACGGTGGCCACCTCCCAAGGCTCGACCCGAACCGGCGTTGCGGCGCGGGCGCCAACCACGACGCCGTGCGCCTCGCCCTCGAGCCGCGGCAGCATGCCGTAACCGGTGCCCTCGACCGGGAGGGGCCGCTCGGGCGGATAGTAGCCCCCGCCGCCGATAACAACGACCACCGGAACCGGAACGACACCAGCGAACGCCGCAGTATCCCCGCCTTCGCCGGCCTCGAGCGAACCGACGATCTCGCCGGCCGATGCAACGGTACCGGTCGCCGCAAATACATCAGCCCCCTCCGTCGCGGCGAGCGTGCCGAGCGTTACGACCGTTGCGGCAAACGATGCGATATCTGCCGCCTCGACCGCCGCCAGCGTGCCAGTCCAGGCCGTAGCAGTGACCGCACCAACAAACGATGCAACGTCACCTTCGTTAAGTGCGTCAACGGTCGGCGTGCTGGCATCGACAGTCGGTGCAGCAGCGTCAACGGTCGGTGCAAAGACCGATGCTTCGAACGCAGCTAGCGTGCCGATGGCGGTCATGTCACGTGCGTGATCGTTGCCGAGGTCAGGGTCACCGTGTCTTCATTTCATTTTCATGACGAAGTCAGCAATCGACAGCGGCGGCGCGCCTTCCTGCGCTCGTATTCGGTTCTCGTGATTATATAGGATTGTTTGCTCGCTGGTCGGCGCGGGCGGCACCGGCTCAGGCGGCACATAAGGATCGGGCACACCGCCGTCGGCAAGCCACTTGTCGTATTCAATGCGGTCGCGATTGGCTGGATCATTTGGAATACTGATGTTGTCCACCGTGCGGATCACGACATCGTTGAACCCGGTGAGCTGATAATCTGCCATCACATCCTCGCGTCAAGCAGCAGCGGCGATGAATTTGGGAGATAGACATAAACCCTGCCAACAGTCAGTCCGGTGAAATTACCGAAATCATATTGACCGCCGTCCGCAGTGTTCGCATAGATCGCGACGTTTGCCGCACTTTGCACCGGGTTGCTGGCATAAACATCGGTGATCGCTACTGCCGCCGCGACGCTAGGCGTTGGCGCGACGCGCATACCTGGATGCGGCACATTCATTCGCACTAAGGTCGCGGTGCCTCCGATGCCGGTAGCGGAATTGTTCTTGCGCCAGTAGCGTTGGCACGTAATCAGCTCTTGATCGAACGACCGCATGGTGAAAGGCGAACGCGCCGCGCTTGGCCCTTCGTTGCCGGGAAGGACGATGACACCACCGATGCGGAAGGCGTCCGTTGTTGCGGCGACGGCGTTGATGGTTCCAGGCGCAGCGATGAAGGCTCCAGCAGACCAAGCATTTGCCGCCGATGCAGTGATACTGGTGCCGGCGGCCATCGTCAAACTAAGCACCAAACCAGTTGTGTTATCCGTGGCCCACGTTCCCGCCGCATCGCCGGGAATTGTGATGATGTTGTATTGACCAACATCAGCCGCCGCTTGCGTATAGGTGAAAACGTAGGAACGATTGTTCGCACCATTGCGCACGCTGCCTGAGTACAAACCTGTTCTGTGATGCGCCGACCAGAAGCAAATGGTAATCGGCTGTGCATAGGCCGTGCCCCATGCCAGCCGCCCAACCCGATATCCTTCAATGGGCTGCGTGATGCAGCCAAAATCATTTGCACCGAGCGATGCTTGTGCCGTAGGTGTTACTAAAAAAAGTTGGCTCGTGAAGCCTGGGAACCCACCAGCACCGATCCCGCCAGAAAGGATCATCGTGCCGCTGAATTGAAGTCGCCATCCGTCGCAAAGATATTTTCCGGCTACGTTTGATCCCGTTGTACCAAGCTCCTGGCTTACCTCCATCGCCCCATTGAGCTGCACCCCGTTATACGCCATCGCATCGAACGGCGCAGCGTAGGCATATAATTCGGTGAAGTTGGCATTTGTCTTGACAAACGATGTCCGCAGCGGATCGCCGGTGCCGTCATTAGCGGCAGAACCGATATTGATGGTTTGCTGTGTCATCTGTCAGGGTGAGTGAGTAATACTGCCTGCCGTAATGGTCACGGTCTGGCCTATGCTGATCGTCGTGCTGTTGAGATTGATATCGGCACCACTCGTGCCGCATGTAAGATTATTCACTTTGGTCGTGCCGCCGCCATCCTTGATGCGCGCCACCGCTGCGGTGCCGGCACCGGTCGCAACGCCGGATTTTGGCGCCCCGGCCATGGTGATCACGCCACCCGATTCCGTGAAACTGGGATCAGACAACGTGATTGTTACGAGCGTGGCGGCAAACGACGCCGTGCATATCTCGATGTAAGCAGGCGAAGCATTGGCGTCGATCTGCAAGATCGTGGCAGCCATGCGCGCCGTTTTCGTCGCCGCGGCGTAATTGACCGCCATTATGCCATCCCCAAACGGAAGGATGTGATCCGCACCGGGCCGTTTCGATAGATTCTGGTGGTATTGAGCTTGACGACCGCATCGGATTTTTCATCGCCGACATCGCAAGACAATATCTCGCTGCCATCAGCGGCCAGGATGCGCGCGCCCGCGGCATTGCCTTGTGCAAGTGCAGCGTCTTCCTCGGTGATCTTGTTGAATACGAGCTCGCCGCCTTCGGCGGTATCGGCCGCCGGATGGGAGAGTTTGAGCACTGCGAGTGTTACTCCATTGTCCGACGACAGCTCGATGGTGCCGCCGTTCATCATCTTACCGAGCGTGTCGAGCATCTCATTGGCCGCGGCTTGCGAAAGATTGACGGTCACGGCTGCGGCTCGTCATAGATCGGCACGAGCGCGCCGTTCTCGTCCCGCTCGATGCGCAAGACCTTTGATGGGCGCTCGCTCGCGATCGGCTCCTGCAATTGGCGCGCCG